CAGTCGATACCGACAAAGACACTATCGTCGTACACGATGGCGTAACAGCTGGAGGAATACCGCTAGCAAAAGAATCAGGAACATCAACAGCAACGGAAAGTATAAATCCTTTCCTATTGATAGGAGCATAAATAATGCCATCTACATATAAGGTATTGGCGCAATCAAACCCAGCAGCAACAACTGCAACAACGGCATATACTTGCGGTTCTGCAAGCGGTGCTGTTGTTTCAACAATCACTGTATGTAACCAAGCATCATCTGCTGGTTCATACCGTATCGCAATTCGTCCAGCAGGAGCAACATTGGCAGCAACACATTACATTGCCTATGACACACCAATTGCTGCAAACGATACAGTCGCTTTAACAATTGGTATTACATTGGCTAACACAGATGTTGTAACTGTTTACGCATCTTCGACTAGCCTTTCTTTCAGCTTATTTGGCACAGAACTTTCTTAATTTTTAATAGGGGGAAACAATGTCGGTTACAAGACTAAAATCCAACAAGCCTAAGTTTTGGGACCAGTCCTCTATAAACGGTGTTGTTGCTGAAGTCGTTGTAGTTGCAGGTGGTGGAGCAGGTGGAACATCAGCTTCTGCTGGTTACTATGGCGCAGGTGGTGGAGCAGGTGGAGTAAGGTATTCATCGTCCGTTCCATTAGCAAAAGGTTCAGCAGTTACTGTAACGGTTGGTGCTGGTGGAACTTTTGTATCTGGAAGCAAACAAGGTAACAATGGAAGCAACTCAACTATTGGCTCCGTAACCGCCACTGGCGGTGGCGGTGGAGGTGGAGGAGGCGACAACGATGCTACTCAAGTCAACGGTAAAAACGGTGGCTGCGGTGGTGGAGGTCAATCTACTCACGCTGTCAACATAAATGTTGGCGGAGGCATTGGTGGCTCTGGAATCCTTGGTCAAGGTTTCATGGGTGGTCACGGTGCTGGAATCTGGCAAACAGAACCACAAGCTGGCGGTGGCGGTGGAGGTGCTGGCGGACATGGATTGTATGGAGTATCTGCTGGTCAAGGTGGTCAAGGTGGAATTGGAACAATTCTTTATGCAGATTGGTGTAGTGCTACATCATCAGGAGATAATTTATTTTTAGCTGGTGGTGGTGGAGGCGGAGCTAACAGCTTCGCTGGTGCTGGCGGTCAAGGCGGTGGTGGTAATGGTGGTGCTGCAGGTGGCAGTGCAGGTAGTGCTAACACTGGTGGCGGTGGTGCTAACGGTGCTAATGGCGCAAGTGGAATTGTATTAATTCGTTATCCATCTACATTTGCTGCTGCTACAAGCACAACAGGTTCACCAAGTACCGTTACATCAGGCGGTTATCGTTATTATAAATTTACTGGAAGTGGGAGTATAACAATCTAATGGCTGCTAATAGATTAAAAAGTTCTACAGTAAAGTTTAATACAGCAATTGCAGGTGTAACACCAACTACAGAATTTATTTTACTTGCTGGCGGTGGCGGTGGTGGAACCGCATCAGGTGGTGGTGGTGCTGGTGGACTTGTATATCATGCTAGTTTTGCTCCATCTGCTGGTACTTCATATAGTATTAATATTGGTGGAGGCGGAGCCCTTAATACCAATGGAACTAACAGTTCATTTGCTTCAACTTTTACCGCTAATGGTGGTGGTTATGGTGGATCAGCAGGTGTGGGTGCATCTGGCGGATGCGGTGGCGGTGGTTCTGGTTACACAGGAAACAACGCAACATTAGCTGGTGGTGCTAAAACACAAACTGCAGGTTCTGCAACATTAGGCTTTGGTAATGATGGCGCAAAAGGTGGCGATGGAGCTTTTCGTGGCGGTGGCGGTGGTGGAACAGGCACACGTGGTTTTGGATGGGAAGCACCAGGATTTGGTGGTAATGGAACAAACTACTTTCATGAATGGATGAGTGCTACATCATCTGGCGTTGGCGGTCATATTGGTGGCGGTGGTGGTGGTGGTGGATACCAAGAGCTAAGCAATGTAGTACAAGGCGGTCTTGGTGGTGGAGCGCAAGGTGCTAATAGAAATGGTGGAGCAGGAACTGCTGTAGTAAATACAGGTTCTGGTGGAGCGGGATCATCGGATTCACCTACTGGAAATGGTACTGCTGGAAGCTCTGGATTATTTATAATTCGCTACCCATCTAATTACAATGTAGCAGCATCAACAACAGGTTCACCATCAATAACTGTTGTCAATGGTTATCGTTATTATAAATTTACAGGCAACGGTTCAATTACTTTCTAAGGAGAAACAATGGCACATTTTGCAAAACTAGATGACAATGGAACTGTACTTGAAGTACATGTTGTCAACAATGAGGTCATCACCATAGACGGTGTTGAATCAGAACAAACAGGAATTGATTTTTTAACAGATCTTTATGGTCACAGTCAATGGAAACAAACATCTTATAATGGTTCTTTCCGTAAGAATTATGCTGGTATCGGGTATCAATACGATGCTGCTCGTGATGCTTTTATAGCACCAAGTTTTTATCCATCATGGATTCTCAATGAAGAAACATGTCAATGGGAACCACCAATTGCTAAGCCTAATGATGTTATTACTACATGGGATGAAGCAACAGTATCTTGGATACCAGCAGCTGAAACAACACTACCACCGATTGGATAACTAATGGCTATTCGTAGTTTTTCTAACACTGATAAATTATGGGATGGTGTGCCAAACACACCACCAACTGTTGAAGTTATTCTACTAGCAGGTGGCGGTGGTGGCGGTTATGACAGAGGTGGTGGTGGAGCTGCGGGTGGTCTGGTTTATGAATCAGCACTTCCAGTTAAATCAAAGGTAACTTACACAGTAACTATTGGAGCGGGTGCTGCAGGTGCAACATCTTCCAATGTACCTAATGGTCCATCTAAAGGTAATAATAGTTTTATGACTACCATGTTTATTGCTCAAGGTGGTGGAGGTGGTAAATCCGCTGACGCAAACCCTGGATACAACACAAACGCTAATCAACTTCCTATGCATGGTGGTTCTGGCGGTGGAGGAGCTGGGTCGGGTACTTGTTCTGGTGGCTTGAATACAGTTAATCAAGGTTATCGCGGTGGTTATGGTCAATACTCTCCACCTAATTATGGTGGTGGCGGAGGTGGTGGCTCAGGAGCTAACGGCGGTGACGGAACTTCTACGACTGCAGGTGTTGGTGGTTCTGGTACTAATACTTATGCAACTTGGATGAGCGCAACATCTTCTGGTGTAAGCGATTACATTGCAGGTGGAGGCGGTGGAGCCACTTACTCTGGCGGTACTGGCGGAGCAGGTGGCGCAGGCGGTGGCGGAGCAGGTCGTAATGGCGGAACTGGCACAGCAGGCGGTAATGGAACAACAAACACAGGATCAGGTGGTGGTGGCGGATCTGGTGCTCCTGCTGCTAATGGTGGTGCTGGTGGTTCAGGTCTTTGCCTTATCCGTTATCCAGATACTTATCTTGCAGCAACTTCAACAACAGGTTCACCATCAACAGTAACTTCTGGTGGCTATCGCTACTACAAATTTACTGGTGATGGAACAATTACTTTCTAAAGGAGAAAACATGAACGCAAAAGTACAAGCAGCAGCATTATCTTGGTTCCGTGCAGCAGCAGCATCTGCTATCGCACTTTACCTTGCAGGACAGACAGACCTTAAGGTCTTGGCAACAGCAGCATTAACAGGATTCCTCGGTCCAGTCCTTAAGTGGCTCGACGGATCTTCAACAGACTTCGGTCGCGGAGCAGAATAATGTCTACCAACGAATGGGCTGGTATCGCAGTAGCGGTTACCACAATAGTCGCCAGCTTTGCTGGCTCAGTTCGTTGGTTAGTAAAGCACTACCTCACAGAATTGAAACCAAATTCAGGCAGCTCGATGCGTGACTCAATCGATAGGTTGGAACGTCGCGTTGACAGCCTGTATGAACTAGTAGCTGGAAAGAGTAATGAGTGACAACTGTAGCCAAGAAAGCCACACCTGCTGCTCTTGCTGTGCTCCGTCAAGCGACGGCACTGCAACCAAAGCGGAAGAAAGTAAGCGATGGTCTTCTACCATCTGCTGCTCATGTGAAACAAAGTCCGAATTCGGATCACAATACTGGGCTAGCAGTAGACCTTACCCATGATCCAGACAATGGTATTGACTGTGCTGAAATCTTTGAGAAACTTAAAGAGGACAAGCGTGTTTCTTACCTTATCTTCAAGGGCAAGATCTGGTCTAAGAAATATTCGAAGCAAGGAAACAGACGGTACACTGGGAGTAATCCTCATAACAAGCATCTACATATTTCTATTGTTGCCGATGGTGCTACCGATACTTCACCGTGGTTTTGGTGGATGAATCAACCAAAGATTGTTAATCAAATTAAAGCAGCAGTTACTGCTATTCCAATAAAGAAAGCATACCCAGCAGAAGATACATCTAAATGCTGTCAGCACTGTCCGTCTAAGAAGTAGGGGTAAATCGTGGCAACGACCAACAAGTATCTTAAAGGCGATCTGCCTATTGCTATCAGCACCAACGTACCTACAGCGTTGGTTCGCTATAGCAGAGAAGACTTTGCTGCAAGCTACGCCATTGGTAATACACCTTGGCTATCGGCTGCATCTGATAACAACCGCATCAGTCGTATCACTACGACATACCAGAAGGAACGTATCGACCAAGGCACATTGACTGGTGAACAGTCATTGACAAACTGGTGGTTGCGTTCTGCTACATCATGGCATCACGGTGCAGGTGAGCAGTACTACGATGCAGACACCAGTGACCTATACCGATTCTATGAATCAAACAACATTGACTGCTGGACATTGGGTGAGCTTAAGCTTTTGCCAGCCACTGTTAATGTTTCTAACTCCGCCACTGCAACACAGCCAACCACTGTAAGTGGTGGCACATTCTTTATTCAAGGTGGCGTTCTTAAGTTTTATGATCAGTCAACTGGCGCAATATCATCTATCACATTGACTGGTAGCGCAACACCATACAAGTTAACAACCGATGGTGCTTACTGTATCGTCGCTGCAAGCGACGGTATCTATGATGTAACTACAGCAGGCGTTGTTCGCAAATTGTGGAACCATCCTACATATGTAGCAGCAACATGGGTTCCTCAAGCAATTGCATACGTTAAGGAACGTATCATTGTTGCAGCATTAGAAGGTACTGTCGAGGTTGGTGTATATGAAATCAGCCGTACATATGGAACGCCAACTCCACGTATTTCAGCAGCAGAAGAGCGTTGGGAAACAACAAACACCAGCACTGTAGTTAATTCAATCTCAGAACTTCCTGGTGCTGTCGTTGTTGGATATACACAAGGTGCAGTCTCACGTGTTCAGATGTACACCATTAACCCAACCTCACCTACTGCTGCAATCGTTGGACCAACCATCATTGCAGAACTACCACGTGGTGAAACATTAAACCAAATACGTTCATACCTTAATGAGTATGTAGTTCTTGCAACAACAAAAGGATTACGTGTTGGAACTATTGGTACAGATGGTCAGTCATTTACCTATGGACCACTCAATGTTGAAGGCGATGTCCATGACATCGCACTAGATGAAACCTATGTTTACTGCACACGATCCAACTTAGTGTCAGGTTCTGCTGGGCTATGGCGTCTTAACCTTGGTCAAGTAATTGAAAATGGTTATGCCTATGCTGCCGACCTTGTAACAGATAGCAACGTACCTAACGGTGTAGCTTTTGTTGGAACAAGTGGATTAAAGTTTATGACATCAGCATCTGGTGTATGGGTAGAGCATGCAACTAACCTTGCTGCATCTGGTTACCTTAAGTCTGGTCTTATCCGTTGGGGTACTGGAGAGAAGAAGCAACCAGTGTCACTGAGTATCAAGTCAGATCCAAACTCTGGTGGAACGCTTGGCTTCAACGTTGATGACAATGCTGACCAGCTTCTTACGACTGGAACAATTCCATTTGGTCCTAACACTGAGGCAACACTTGCAAGCTACGTGTCACCTGCTGACGTGTTTGAAGTTACGTTTAACTTTGCACGTGATGCTGCTGATGCAACCAGTGGACCAACTCTTACAGAGTGGCAGATCCGTGCATTGCCAGCACCGCTGCGTTCACGCACAATCACAATACCTTTGCTTTGCTACGAGGAGGAGAGAGATCCCAATGGAAACACACGAGTATCACACCCATGGGAGCGAATCCAATACCTTGAATCTATTGAGCAGAATGGTGGAGCAGTCCTCTACCAAGACTTCACTTCGGGTGAAGAACGGATCTGTGTTATCCGCGCTCTACAATTTGAGCAATCTGCCCCACCCACTTTTGCATCTGGGTTCGGCGGGATTGTTACCTTACAGTTACAAACAATCGACACAGAAGAAGTAGTTAGTTGATTGAAAAATATTTACCACTAGTACAACCAGAAGAAAGATCGCCATTGGTTACACAAGTACGTGTAGCTCTTAATGTTGCTGGTGATGATCGGCTAGATGCTCCCCTGCAGGAATTGCTCAAAGGGTTGCAGCATCGCTATGACATCCCAGCAGTCGGGTGCATCAATATAGCCACGCTGGATGCGCTCGCAGTTGCTCCGCCTGAATGGTAGGAGATAGAAGAGGAGGGGGACTTAATTGTCCCCCTCTTTTTTTATTTCTCTTTTCACCACGGCTTGCCATCAGGCAAGCCTTTCCCTCCCACCACCCCTCAACCCTATCAGTTATTGGTAAAAAAGAAAGGTGTGTCGTTCCAAGTAATCTTGGTCACGACTGGTATTATTCTGGTATGAATGAACTTCCTCCTCATAGATCCTTTAGTCAGCTGTCTACGTGGCAGTCCTGCCCTCAGAAATATTATCTGAGTAAGGTAGCCATGGTTCCAGAAAAGCCTGCAGTATATCTTGCTGCTGGCTCCGCCGTCCATTCAATGTTGGAGTGGTTAAACCATGAGCTCTACAGACAACAGTCCACAGGGGATTAACCAACGTGGTGTGCCAAGCAATGAGTGTATCAATTGCGGAAGCAACATCCAAGTTATAAGAGCAATCTTCTCGGACTATGAATTGGTTATGTGGTTCTTAGATTCTTTCTGTGCCAACTGTGGCTCACCAATGACAGCACCAACACCAGTAGATCACCCAGATTGGAACCCCGATGAATATCGATTTGACAACTAAGTGGGCGGAAGTATTTAATGACGCCGTTCTGGAGACAGAACAGAAGACAGGCATTCCCTCCTCGGAGTGGAAGACTGCAGGACGTAAGACCACCTTACGTCCTGATGGGGAAGATCTGCCCTTTTGGCAGAGCGATGGGCTTAAGCAGGTTGAGACGTACTACAACTGGTACAAACAATCTGGTTGGCAAATCGCAACAATGCCCGATGGACGTCCTGGAATTGAATGGGCTGCTGATGTACACTTCGGGGGTACACCAGTACGCATGGTAGTTGATGCGATATACAAGGTAGGGGAAGACCTAGTTATCGTGGACTACAAGACAGGTTCTAGGACGCCCTTCGGTGCAATCCAAGCAGGTCTCTATGCCTCTGGTATTGAACGCAGTTATGGTATCCGCCCTAAGTGGGGAGCCTTCTTTATGACTCGCAAAGGCGAGCTCGATGAATTGATTGATCTGTCACATCTGACAATGGAATATTTTGATTACGTATTCGGTGCGATGAACGCTTCCGTTTGGGATGGCTGGTTTCCGCCATCAGTTGGTGACTCTTGCAGGATGTGTAGTTTTACTGCACAATGTCCTGCAATGGGTGGCAAAGATTTCCCATTACAAATCCAGGGAAAAAGAAAAGGAGATGAACTAGATGACTGAATCTATGTTCTCGTATACAGGCAAGTTGAACTCAACTGACCTATTCACCGTCCGAGGTAATAGTGTTCAAGAGTTCAGGGCAAACCTAACAGCAGCAGTTGAAGCAATCGCTTCAGCTACCGAACTACAGCAATCACTTAACAATCGCTCAGGCGGTGCATCAGGTGCAGCATTTGCTGCAACACCTGCTGCAGTTCAAGTGTTACAAGATGCTGGTCTTAATCCAACTCCAGTTGCAGCAGGTACAACACCTCAAGCAATTGAAGTAATCATGGATCGCTACGGTAATGAATGGACATATGGACATCCAGATGCACCAGCATTACCAGACGGTCGTGGAAAGTATGCAAAGAAGAAGGGTACTTCCAAGGCTGGCAAGGCTTACGTTGGTTGGTTCGACCCAGCTAAGGGACCGAAGCCTTTCACTCCAGGTGCAGTAGAAGCAGAAACTATCTGGGCTAAGTAACAATGCGTTCACTGTTGCAAGTAGTGGGGGTTGAATCTCCTGCTGGACATATGCTCCCAGAGATTCTGCCTCAACTTACTGGCTCACAAGTTGTGTTTCGTCAAGCGCAGTTGCACTTGATTGCTGCACAACCTGGTGGTGGTAAGACACTACTTGCACTGTGGTACGCAATACAGTCCAAGATTCCTTCACTCTATTTCTCAGCTGACTCTGACTCCCGAACAATAGCCACTCGTGCAGGGGCAATCCTCATGGAGAAAGAAGTCGCACAGGTTGAGAAGATGATGGACTCTGATGCATCAGTTCTTTTAGAGGATGCACTCGCTGATGGTGCAGGGCATGTTCGATTCAACTTTGATCCGTCGCCTTCGTTACAAGATATCGAAGAAGAAATAGAAGCTTGGATAGAACTGCACGGCTCTGCACCACAAGCAATCTTTGTAGACAACTTAATGAATGTCGCTTCAACAAGCGACAATGAATGGACTGCATTACGTGATGCGATGTCAGCCTTCCACTACATGGCTCGTGAATACGAGTCAGCCTTTATCGTTCTACATCACGTATCCGAGAACGAGAAGATGTCTAAGCCTAACTACCCTGCCCCACGTAAAGCGTTAATGGGTAAGGTTGCAGCTTTACCAGAGTTAGTTCTTAGTGTTGCACTAGACGGACAAGCAAACGCTTACCGCGTTGCTGTAGTGAAGAACCGACATGGTAAAGCTGATCCAACTGCAGAGAGTTACATCTCTCTGTCAGCAGAGGCAAGCCACATGACTTTGTATAACTCACCTGCCGAGTTACAAAGAGCAAGGACGATGCGACAATGGCAGTAGATATTGAATTAACCTTAGATGAGATCTTGGATGCAATACGTTTCATCCATCTAGTAAGAGAGAATAAGAAACAGTATGAAGTTGTTGATAAGAAGTTTGACAAAAACAATTCGTCGTACTCGGTTAATCTTATGGGTCAGTTGGGTGAGATGGCGTGTGGCAAAGGACTTGGGCTACAAGTGGACAGAAAGATTTCGCCGAGT